CTTACCAAGAACAGATGCATCTTGTGCTCCACCAACCATCTTGGTGTAATCATTTCCAGATTCTAGACCACCAATAAAGTCTGCAAGTCCACCAGTATTAGCAACTGGAGACAAGTTATTTTGTTGACGACCAGTACCAAATAGATTGTTAAGTGCTCCTCCTAAGAAATTACCCGCTTTGTTGATTAGTCCACCTATAAGAGGACCAAAAATTGTCTCGAAAATAGGTCCTAGAACCTTACCAAATGCCTTAAAACCGTCTTTTTCTTGGAAGTATCTCTTAAGACCTAGAGATTGAAGATCTGCATATTCTTGTTTTCCTTTTCTTTGTGCTTCTAGAATACCCTCTCCCATCATTAAGAAGGTATCTTTACCACGCTTTCCTTCTAATGGGAATACACCTTCTTTACCTGCTTCACCAACCAGACCCTGAGTTGGTTTTGTAATAATACCACCTGCAGCAAACGGTTTACTAGCACCTGTTGCCATATCAGCAGCACCACCCGCCAACATAGATCCACCAATACCACCAATCAATCCACCAATAAGGGCACCAGGAACTGCACCGACACCACCAAACAGAGCACCAATAGCAGCGCCTGCAGCTGCACCACCTTTAGCACCAGCAAGACCACCAGCAACACTAGCAGCAGTACCTACACCTGCCTGTAAGTTAGATTGACCTTCTGCTTTTCTATCACCAAACTCCATTCCAGCGAACAAGAGTGATAAAGCACCACCCTTTGGTCCCATACCCTTAGGGAGACCAGGGAGTTTAAAACCACCCTTCGGAGCAGGGGGACGGGCGCGGGGAATCATGCTACTACCTCCCCTTGGTTTAGGAACCTGCATTCTAGGAGGTCTTCTGCTACCACCACTAGGACGGCGGGGGCGTCTGCGTCTACGCTTACCGCCACCGAACATATCCATGGCATCCATGCCAAGACCTAGGAAGTCGAAGAGACCATCATCTCCACCGCCGCCTCCAGATCCGCCACCATCATCTTTTCTCTTAAGTTTAGTTGCTCTTAAGAAACTAGAGAGATCATCACCTTTTTCTAATTGATTTTCTTCTGCTCTAGCTTTAGAACGAGACATTAATGTCTCTTGTGCTTGTATCTGCTGCTGAGCAATATTAGTATCGTTACTTGTTTGTTCTTTGGTAACATCTACCAATCGAACAAGTGCTTCAGTATTCCTATTGACAGCAGCGACGATATCAGCACCGCTATCTGGTGAAATAGGTGGAGCACCTTGATCTGGATTTCTTGCTACTTTTCCTTTTTGGAACGCAGCAATTCTTGCTTCTTTGCTTAAATATTCTCCAGTATTTGCATCAACACCTTCATTTACTGCTTTACTGAAGAAATTTGTATCATTCAGTGGTTTTGCTTGAACAGTAGAACCAAAATCTGTAAAAGTTCCACCTTTTCTAGTTCTTGGACCACCCGCTACATCAGGATCTGTGGTTCCAAGATATCTTTGCTCTTTTCTATCAATATCAGTGGCATTTTTACCGACAATATCAGTTTTTGCCTGAGTGTTGACAATACCTGCTTTTCTAGCAACAATTGCACCAGCGCCAGGGAGAAGTCCTTTTGGTTTGGATCCACCAAGCATTTTTGTTGCTGCTGGAGGAAGTGCTTTTTGATTACCACCCTTCAGCAGATTCTGAATTTCAGTAACTCTTGTTTCGATTACTTTTTGGTTTCTCGACAAAGGGAAAATCTTCCTCTCCAGAAGACTCTCCATGGCATTATAAAGCTTCTTAAAAAGAGGACTTTCGCCTGATACTGCTTGTGGTGTCAGAAAACCGTGTGCCATTACCGCTTAGATGCTTCTTGTTCTTGTTTGACTTGTTCTAGGTATTGCATGAGAAGACTAGTATAAACTTGTCTCTCCCAAGGCATCATATTTTCAATTTCACTCAAACTATATTTATGGTGCTGCATCAGGGCGAAGTTAGTCTTAAAGTACCCTTCCAAAGTGTTATGGAAGAGTGCTATCCGAAAAAATTAGTTAATCCCTGAATAACAAATTCATTATCAACACCAGTGTTTGGATTTTTGAGTTTAATCTCATGCTTTAGTTGTGGCATTTCAGAGAAGAAACTCTGAACGTCTTCAAATTGCTTATTAGTCAATCCTTCAATAAACTGAACAAATTCTTTCTTGGAAGTCGTAGAACTGTCATATACATCTTCACCATCAAAAATCTGATCGACACATCTTGCCATAATATCAATAACCTCAGAACTGGTATCTTTACCAATAATCGAGACTTTTACAAATTCTTCAAATGACGGATATTTCATAATTACACCCATCGTGTCAGATAGCATAATTTTACTATCATGACCTTCTGGTTTGGAAACTTGAACTTCTGTCAAATTTAAATTATATCGAATTTGCGTTTCACCGTCATCTTCGCATGTTAGCAGCATTTCGACAACTTCGCCAACTGACACAGCGCGAATATTGAGGAAAATATACTCCAAATCGAAAATCGCCAAATCTTCGAGTTTTACACGAGATTGGATGCAGTTTTTTAACAGAGTTCTCACTGCATCTTCAATCTGCTTATCGTCTCCAGATTCAAGTGCCAATAGAAGAATTTTTTCCTCTTTTACAACAAACGGACGATATTTGATTTTTTTGCCTGTAGAAGGAACTTCCAACTCATATGTTGGGAGCGATACCTGTGGTAATGCCATTATGTTTAGACCAGATCATATGTATATTTAGCGCGACTTTTTGACCCAAAAATTAGCGGAAAAAATTTTCCCACTTTTATGGAACTGAAAAGTCGATTTTAGGGATTAGGATTGATAGTACCAATACTCCTGATGTCATTCTTAATAACATAATGTCTCATGTAGGAGAACTGTGCTGTTACCTGAGTGATCTGACTTGATCCAAACTGTAGAGGCACAGCATCAATAGCATATGGATATGCCTTCTCCAGAATATATGTCATAGGAATTCTTTCTGCCGAGTTTCCAGATCCTTGCTCCGCTTTACTGATAGCAATATCACATGCATATTCATCACGATATTTTAAACGGATATTTCTATTCTCCTCTCTACCAGGACCAAATCCTAGACTCTGCATAGCAGATTTATCTCTACCACTTACATCATCACCGACTTCATCAAAAATAAGGTCTACCCAATCTTGTAGATATTTCAGAGCAGTCAAATTTGCATCACAGATAAATCCTAACTGAAGTTCAGTAAAAATTCTAGTGTGTGGATAATTTACTGAACCACTGCCAACATAGATGCCATTCATCTGAGCTTGTGCTGTGTTAGTATTTGGCAACTGTGCTTCAGAACAAAACATCTCAAAATAATCACTGGTGCCACTTACACCTTGAGATCCACCTGGGATTGCAGTTAATCCTGGTGGTGGATTCATAAATTTCACAATAAAATTATTACTGAACGATACACCACCGTTAGCAGCAATTGTTGATAAAAAGCGGTTGATCCCTCCAGATGTTCCTGGTGCTGGAGAGGGTAGTCTTTGTGCCACGCTAAATACCTATGTTGGTCCAACTATATTTATGGCGTACTCTGGGTATTTCAAACCTATTAACCCGCAGAAGTACCGTGGCAATCCTACAAACATCGTTTATAGATCGCTATGGGAACGAAAGTTCATGGTGTTCTGTGATAACAACCCTAGCATACTACAGTGGGGCAGTGAAGAAATTATTATACCATACAGGGCACCTGATGGTAAGTTGAGACGATACTTTCCAGACTTTTATATTAAGGTACGTGAAAAGTCGGGTAAGATAACAAAATATATTATTGAAGTAAAACCCAAAAAACAAACACAACCACCGAATGACAAAAACAAAAAGACTGCCTCTTATCGTAATGCTGCACTGACATACGCAAAGAACCAAACTAAGTGGTCTGCTGCGCGAGAGTATTGTGAAGATAGGCAGATGAACTTCTTGATACTTACCGAAGATCACTTAGGAGTCTAAAATGGCAACTGGATTCGCGTCCATCCAACGCAACACGGTCAATCGAGACCCTGGATACAAATCTCTCTTCGAGAGAGTAACAGCAAAGACAGGCGGAGAAAAAAAATCACTAGCATGGTATCGTTCTGCAGTTAAGGCAGAAGCTAGTGCATATAAAAAGAATTTTAAGAAGTATATTCTCGACGAGAGAGGAGATAAAACTGGTCTTGCTAAAGAGCAAGATGCAAATGAACTGAGAAAATACTCAGTTATGGGACACATGTATATGTTTGAGTACAAGGCAAAGATGAGATGGTTGCCTTACTATGACAGATTTCCTCTAGTATATGTAATTAAGTCAAATAAGACAGAGTTCTGGGGTGCAAACCTACACTATCTTTCTCCAAAGAAAAGGTTACTTGCAACAAAGAAACTAATGCAAGGTAGAATTGACATACCCAAGAAGTGTTTCCATAAATATCTACACGCACACGTAGATGGACTATATCTTGATCTTGCTGCCTCTGAATGGGATACTGCCATTCTACTACCAACAGCAGATTTTGTGAGAGACCTCAACGGAATGGTATTTCCAATCAGTCAAGAAACTGTCTGGGAGGAAACTGATGAAGCATTCTACGACAAAATCAGAGGATATCGTAATATAAAAGGTTACGGCACAAAACAATCGAGGGAGATGTCTAAGTAATGGCAGCACCAAATAGAAAAGGTAATGAAGGTGAGGTTTACGTCTGGAAAAATAGACGTGGAACTGTAAAAAAATACTACAAATATAGTAATGGTGCTTGGAAGCAGCAAACTGGAGCAGATGCTAAGCAAGCAAGACAAGATCATCTTGCTCAGAATGGTGGCAATACATCATTTACTGCTCTAGGTGCTCCTGGTACTCCCACAACATCACTTCGTTATCCTAGAGATGCTGGTATGGCATCTAATTCTGACTATGTGTTGTTTGATTTCTATGAGTACAAACCTCCCTATCAAGGGATGAATAAAGCAAAAACACAAAGAGCTGGCTCACCTGTCTCATCATACAACAGAAGTGTTACTGATGAATCATTTTATGAACAAACATCTCAAAAATCTGTCGTTTTATACATGCCAGAAGATGTGTCTACTGGATACAAAGCAAACTGGAGTGGTAAATCATTCAGTAATGTTGCAAGTAATTTACTAGCAACTGCTGGAGCAAGTGGTTTTGGAGAAGGTTTAACAGGTGCTGCTAATACATTAGTTGAGGGTTTCTCTCAGGCAGTGACCAATACTGGTAACAAAGCTATTAGAGATGCTATCAGTTCAATCACTGGAGAATCTGTCAGTCAAAACGATGTCTTTGGTGCTACTCGTGGTGTAATCCTAAACCCAAACGTTGAACTACTATTTGCTGGCACTGACCTAAGGAACTTCCAGTTAAGATATAAGTTAGTTCCTAGGAATGAAAGAGAGGCATCTGATATTAAAGAGATCATGATGCAGTTTAAAAAAGCGATGCTTCCTAAGTTTGCTAGTGGTGAAGAGATGAACCTAGTAAAAGGTGAAGCAGTGAAGAATGGTTTTATTAAAGTGCCAAACGTTTGCAGAGTGTCATTCATGCGTGGTGGTGGACCAAACCCTGACGTTACACAGTATAAAATGTGTGCCATCACACAGGTAGATATTAACTACACTCCTGACGGAACTTATGCTACATATAGTGATGGTAGCATGGTTGCTATCGAACTGTCACTAAACTTCCAAGAGACCAAGCTTATCTTTGCAGAAGAGGTAGAGAATTACTGATGTATTTTTCACTAGTCCCAAACATCGAGTACGATGAGAAACCAATCAGTTATCCTTTTTCAGAGTCTGACTTTGTAACTGCAAAGAATTTCTTTCGTAGGTATCAAATCAACCCTGACATATTCTCTCAGGCAGTATTCTTCTCGCAGTATACTATCAAAGACGGAGAGAGACCTGATACTGTAGCTAAAAAAGCATATGGAAATCAGTTCTATGATTGGGTTATCTTGCTGACAAATAACATGGTCAACGCACAATATGATTGGCCTATGTCAAATAATGAACTGTCTAATTTATTGGAGTCAGAATACAGTGATCCATATGGAGAGGTTCATCACTACGAAACCTACAAAATTGGACAGTATCCTGAAGGAATGCATGTAGATGAAACATTCTACAACTCTACACACAAATTAAATATTAATGGTAATTTTGAGGTAAAGAACGGGAACGAGATTAGTCGTGCTGTTACTACTGCTGAGTGGGTCTATCAAGAGAACGAAAAGTATAGACAAATCTATCTACTAAAACCTGCATACTTCCAGCAATTTGTAGATGACTTTAGGAAGAAAAATTTCTACAAAAAAGACGCTAACTATATTAGTCAGCGTCTTAAGAAAACTGGTTGACTTTTTCAGCAAAAAAATTGCGGGAAAATTTTTTCCAGTTTTATGGAATTCACTTTAGAGTTTCGACAGCAGCGAGTGCTTTCTGACGCAACTCTTCAGGAAGAGGAACATAACCTAGTGCATCTGCCTTGCCCTGTTGAGTAGGGGTCAGCATCCAGCGAAGCATGTCCTTCACACTATCGTTCTTCTCATACTCAGGATACGCTAGGATCCAAGTAAGGGAGACAATAGGATATGCGTTGGCACCAGCAGGGTTAGCGTCAGCACCACGAAGCTGATCGTCCAGGACGATCTTTGATAGACCTGCTGCAGATGTTTCAGCATTTGCTGTGACATAATTACCTGCCTTGTTTTGTAGAGCAACCTGTTGGAAGTCACTATTAGTTACATAACCATAATTCAAGTAACCGATAGCACCTTCAAGGTTCTTGATAGCACCAGCAACACCAGAGTTGCCTTTACCACCAATACCAACTGGCCACCGAACTGCTTTACCAGTTCCTACAGTCTTCTTCCACTCGGGAGAGAAAGCAGACAGAGAGTTAGTGAAACCTTTGGTAGTACCAGAACCATCAGAGCGATGAACAGTCAAGATATTCTTGTCGGCACAACCAAAAGTAGACCAGTTAGTGATCTTACCAAGGAAGACATCAGCAAGTTGAGTCTGAGTCATCTTAGCATCACAACCA